CACTAATCAATGGATTACATCAACGAATTAAACTAACCAAAGAAATTTGGTGGAATGGATACATTTCTCTACAAACTACTACCATTCTCACAAAGCAGACTGCATTAAATTTTTCAGAAACACTCAATGATGCCATAAAAGAAATAGAAACCCGAAATGATAAACATTAATTTTTCAATCACCAATCCATTTGCTGATGACCTATCTGATGTTGTTTTTAGTAGATACGGCAAAGTCATAAAAAACAAATATTGGTCTATCACTTTACACAAACACCCAAGAACTATCGTTGATTTCCATCTCGATGTTTCCACAAGAAGAAGTCACGCTGGAATCCTACTTTGGATAGGTTTGCTGGGTTATTTCTTGGAGGTTGAATTCTATGATCGCAGACATTGGTATTCTGACAAGTGGGAAGACACTTGACTTTTTCTGTAGAGTGTAGTAAAATAGTCTTGTGGTTGGAACTTTACAGGAGATTGAAATGAGGAAACTAAAATGTTTATAAAATTGACAGCGATTCATATTACCGAGTATGGTGAAGAAGTTTGTGGAAAGATAATATTCCACAAAAACCAAGTTGCTGCGGTCACTGGACCAATGGCATTCAACTTCAATCCAGAAACAGGAGAACGTTTTAAGAATAAAACCTACAGAGGAAATTCTATCGTACATCTGACTTCTGGTAAAGTATTTCCTGTACAAGAGAAGTTTACAGAAGTGGAAGCAATGCTATTAGGTGAATAAAAATGATTATTGTAAAACAAGTTAGTTACGCATTTCTCCAGATTGGTGTATTCAATGATAGAGCGGAATCTATTCCTACTTGCTCTCAGTTCAGAATGGATTCTTCTAGGTTTAACTCTTTCGCAGAATTCATCAAAAAGAACTTGAACTATGCGAATCATATCCGTGACACATATCACGATGATGCTGGTTCAAAGTCCAAATACAGTATGGGAAATGTTGATTCATTTATAACTTATGATCGTATTCCTATTGTTTTGATTACTCTTCCTACGTTTTTACAGTTCCATTTAGTTATTGGAACCGATGTATTGACCGTGGATGCAACTGATCTTGAAGAAATTGCTAGTCAATTGGTGAAATTAAAATGATAGAATATACAGTAAAAGTCTTTGATAATGGCGACCGTATTTGGTATTTGAATGGCAAGTACCACCGAGAAGACGGTCCCGCTTGTGAATATTATAATGGTGATCGTTATTGGTTTTTGAATGGCAATCTTCACCGAGAAGATGGCCCTGCCATTGAAGGTGCATATGGCTTTCGTCGTTGGTATTTGCACGACGTAGAATACACAGAAGAAGAATTTCTCAAGAAGACTAGTAAAGTAAAAGAATTAACTGTAGCAGATATTGAATCATTATTGGGTCATCCAGTAAAGGTGATAAAGTGATAGAATATACAGTAAAAGTTTTAGATAATGGTTCTCGTATTTGGTATTTGAATGGCAATCTCCATCGTGAAGATGGTCCCGCTTGTGAATTTACTAATGGCACTCGTTGGTGGGTTTTGAATGACAAACTCCATCGGGAAGATGGCCCTGCTATTGAAAATGCTGATGGCACCCGTCAATGGTATTTGAATGATACAGTTTATTATACCGAAGAAGAATTCCTCAAGAAGACTGCCAAAGTAAAAGAACTCACAGTAGCAGAGATTGAATCTTTGTTGGGTCATCCAGTAAAGGTGGTGAAGTGATCGTATTTGACCGCAATCAGAAAAAGAAGGAGTTGGAAGAACCATGGCAGAAGTAACACGTAATAGACTAAGCAACGCGGCCAACCCATTTCAAGGAGACTTCAAGAAAGTCCTTTGTGTTTGTTCGGCAGGACTACTCCGCTCACCAACAGCAGCATGGGTATTATCTCGTGATCCGTGGAACTTCAATACCAGAGCCGTTGGGTGCAATGAGGAATATGCTCTCGTAACATTGGATGCTGTTCAATTAGCATGGGCCGATGAGGTGGTCGTATTTGACCACGCTCAGAAAAAGTTAGTAGAGAATCTACTTGACAAGTATGAATGGAAAAGGCCAGTACATAATCTGAATGTACCAGATGAGTTTAACTATCGTGAGGAAGCGTTGGTGAATCACTTAACAGAAAAATTCACTGAACTTTATCCAACATAGTGGTATCAGTATAATGAACTACCAGAGGGACCATAATGTCCCTCTTTGCGTATCTGACGAATAAGAATCGCTAAATACGATATGATCTTCAAGTCCTTCAAATACAGATTGAATCCAACCTCTGTTCAGGCCGAGCACATCGGTAGAACGTTTGGTTGTAAAAGATTTGTATTCAATAATCTATTGAATCAACAACAATCCAGATACGAATCCGGAGAAGGACATTTGACCTTCTTCCAGTGTAATAATCTATTAGTTGATTGGAAAAAACAAGAAGATCGTAATTTTTTAGCAGAAGTCGATAGTCAAGCCCTACAACAAGCGGCAAAGGACCTACACGAGTCCTACACTAACTTCTTCAAGTCGTGTGCTGGCAAGCGAAAAGGACCAAAAGTTGGTCATCCAAAATACAAAAGCAAATACGCCAGGCAAAGTTATCGTACACCGAACAACAACAATGTTATTCGTGTAACCGAAAATGCTATTCATCTACCAAGATTGGGATATGTTCGGGCTAAGATTGATAGGTCGATTGATGGGAAAATAAAATCTGCCACGATATCAATGGACAGAGATGGCAAGTATTACGTGTCTGTATTAGCAGAAGTAGAGCAGACGTTGAAACCGATGACCGGAATGGAAGTTGGTATTGATTTAGGGATAAAGGAGTTATTTGTTACCAGTGATGGCAATAGATTCACTAATCCCAAAGATTTGATTCGTATGACAAAAACCACGCATAGAATCAAAATACTACAAAAACGGCTGGCCAAAAAGGTCGGTGGCAGTAGCAACAGAGAAAAGACTAGGGCAAAATTAGCCGCAACACACAAGCGACTAACTAATCAACGAAATAATTATTACCACGAGATAAGCACGTGGTTGGTTAATACGTACGATGCCATTTATATGGAAGACTTGAATGTCGCTGGTATGATGAAGAATCGTCGGTTATCCAGAACAATCCAAGAATCTGCTTGGGCAATACTGACCGGCATGATTGAATACAAGTGTTCTTGGTATGGCAAAACATTCCACAAAATCAGTCGATTTTATCCTAGTACCAAAACCTGTAGTCGTTGTGATTACAAACTAGACACGCTGTCGTTATCTGAGCGTGAATGGACCTGTCCTAGTTGTGGCAGCCATCACGACAGGGATCATAACGCAGCCATCAATGTCCTCAAGCAAGGACAGAGAGATTATTATGACACTTCGCTGGTCCGACGCGAAGCGGGCAACATAGTTGTTGTACCGACGACTCTTATGAAACTGAGTGCTAAAACCGAGAGGTCTGATTTATTGAAATCAGTTATTCAGGGAATTGAGTTAGTTTATTAAACGCGGAATAGTATATGGTACCTAAACAGTGATGGCAAAATGAATATACAAGAACTAGAACAATTCAATCTGAAAAACGCGGTCAAGTTCAACGACGAACTCAATCCTAACCTATGGGATGAGCATGAACAGTTGAAACCTGAAGTAAGAGAAAAATTACTTCAGGTTGCAGCAGATTTTCAAGAATACTTGGGAGTGGAAGACCTTGGACTCAAGGATATCACGATATCTGGCTCCAATGCTGCTTACACATTTACTCCAAAATCGGACATTGATTTACATTTGGTAGTGGATATGCCAGACGATGAGGTATATCGTGAGTTATTTGATGCCAAAAAGTATGCCTATAACGATCAACATGATGTAAAAATAAAAGGATCGCCCGTTGAATTGTATGTTCAAGACGCCAACGAAGAGCATTATTCTCAGGGTATCTATTCTGTGATGAATGACGAATGGATTGATGTTCCAAAAAAACGCTCATTGGACGTTGATGATAGTAGCGTAAAAAACAAGTTTGAGGACGTTAAACGTCACATAACTGATGCCATCAATTCGGATGACTATGATACGCTCTCTGATGTTCACAAGCGTATCAAAGCAATGCGCCAATGTGGATTGGAAAAGAATGGCGAGTTTAGTATTGAAAATCTGACGTTCAAGATGCTCAGAAACGAGGGATGGATTGAGCAATTGCTCAATGCCAGAAACAAAGCCAAAGACAAAATGCTCAGTCTTGCTGAAAAGAACAAGAAGAAACAAAAAAGAATCTATGGGTTCGGCACACCGGAATTACTACAATCTGATGTTAGTTCGGAATGGGATGGTGTCAGTCCGAGTACTGAGCAGTACTTAAATGAGAACGATTATTATAACGAAGACGTAGCCAGAATAATAGAAGAATCATTCATTCAATTCAGAATTGACATGGCCAAGTATATAGCGGAAAAGAACGAGAAAGAAAAAACCGATTCACTTGAAGAAGGCGATTTGGTTGGTGACGCGGGACAACAAAGTCCGTTTAGCGGTGGGGTTAATTCGAGCAGTACTAAACAAAAAAAGCGATGCAACACATAGAAAACATGCGTTAAGTTGGTATTTCTCCTCGCAAGCATAAATAAGAATACCGATCACGGGACTGCAATCCCTATCGGTTCTAACGCCTGGAGACGGCATCAGCGAAACTATTTAGTCATTGATATTGTCATAGTATCAAAAGTCTCTGGGTATATTATTAAGGAGAAATACAATGGCAAAAAGAAAACAACAAATCCCCTACACCTATCTGATCGGATGGTCTCATCTTAATATTTGGTATTATGGTTCTAAAACCGGAAAAGATGCCGCCCCCGATACTTTTTGGAAGACATACTTCACTTCATCCAAACACGTAAAGAATTTTAGAAAAGAACACGGCGAACCCGATGTAATTGAAGTACGAAAAACATTCAGTTGCCCGCTGAAAGCAAGGGAGTGGGAACACAAAACATTATGGCGACTTAAAGTCGTGCCGGATTCAAAATGGCTCAACAAATCCTATGGCAACGGTAAATTTCATACGAGCGGAATGACCAATATCGTGACACCAGAAGGCAACATTATCACGGTCCCAACTGATCATCCGATGATAATCGCCGGAGAATACATCAACGTAAATGGCAACAAAAAGTGGTACAACGACGGAATAATATGTAAGAAATTCAAAATAGGAACTCAACCTCGTGGATGGACGGAGGGCGATCTGAGAAAACCGTTCAACAATGGCAAAACGGTGAAATATTTGGTCCCAGGAACGGAACCAGTAGGATGGCAACGTGGTGACCTTCAACATCTTCTTCCAATAACGGTGTTTTATAATAACGGCGTTACTCAAGTGAGAAGCATAGAGGGAGAGGAACCCGAAGGATTCGTAAGAGGTTGTTTGCCAAAAGATGCGCCGATGAAGTGGTACAACAACGGAACTGATTCGTATCAGTATATCATTGATAAACAACCCGAAGGATGGATTGTTGGCAGAATTATATCACAAGACGAAAAAGATAAGCGGCCATATAATAATGGCGAGGTGGAGAAGAAATTTATTCCGGGGACAGAACCAGAGGGTTTCGTTCGTGGCAGATTGCCAAAAAACAAAACACCAACACTGGGAACAAAAAGATATAACAACGGAATTATTAATAAAGGATTCATTCCCGGAACAGAACCAGATGGATGGGTTTTGGGCGAGATTCCTCGAACAGCCGGAACAAAAAAGTATTACAATAACGGAATAGAACAAAAAGGATTCGTTCCTGGAACAGAACCAAACGGATGGGTTTTGGGTGGATTGCCCAAAGTATATCTGCACGGCAAACGGTGGTATAATCATGGCAACGAGGAATCTAAGTTTATTCCTGGAACTGAACCAGAAGGATGGTTGCTTGGTCGCAAAGATTCCGCTAAATAACAGTACTATGAAATACTCAGAAATAAAAATAAAAAAAGAAGACGTGTCAAGTAATATGTCTGGTACTAACGACAGTACCGAGATGTTCCTCAATGAGAAAGATTCTCAGTCTCACAAAGAGGTAATCAAGGACTTCATTTTGTTTTGTAAGAAATACCTAAAGATAGCCAAGTTACCGAAAGTAACACTAAAGAAGGATGCTGAGTGGTCGTCTAAACACAAGACGTTTGGGTACTACAATCCAAATGACAATAGCCTGACAATCAACTTAGCTGGCAGAAATCTCATGGATATCTTGAGAACAGTAGGTCACGAATTAGTGCACTGTAAGCAATTTGAATCAGTAGATATGCCCATCGATGCCGGAGAAACCGGCAGTGCAGCAGAAAATCATGCTAACAGTGTTGCTGGCATACTGATGAGAGAATACGGACAACTCCATCCAGAATTATTTCAAATGCCAGTATTAAGTGAATCCATTGACAAACTTAATGAAATATTGGATAGAAATCTAAAAACCACACGTAACAAAGAATTAGAAGCACTAGTTAATCAGATGGATCAAACTGCCAAAGGACACACGGCGGTATTGGCTACTGAAAAAATGGCTGACTTGGGAGTATATGTAGTGAGATTTCTTGACAAAACCAGATGTATTCAATATCACATTAGTCGAATAAACGACGATCAAGGAAAATTAAATCCGCTAGAACAAGACAGAGAAATTGGAAGTTCGGCCTTGAATATCATATTCAACGATGCGCAGCATTATTTGACACATCAACACGCATTTCCTGTAAAAATTCTTTCTCCAAAAGAAAGATTAGGATTGTATTTGCAATTGGCTAGAAGACTTGCGAGTAAAGTTAGTTCCGACCTTGAGATATCAGAGCCAGAACCGGCTGTTAATAATGATGGCGAAGACGTGTACGCATTTACTATTAGGTATCCAAATTCAAAAGGAAACATACTAGAAAAAATGCTTAATTCTGGGTCAACGGATCAATTTAAAATACAGGACATTAAGGATCGCCAAGAACTCAAGGAATTCCTGCACAAAAGAGCAGATCAGATTCATTCATTGGTGGGCGATTCTTCTCGCGCAACTCTGATTTCTAAAAAATTCATTGACGTTATTCGTGAAAACGACGAACCAGATGAATATGCTAATTGGTTAATTGATTTAATTCAGAAAGAAACCTATCATGGTGAATTAAAGATAGGGGATGAAATATGCACTGCTTTTTTGGATATTATTAAACACGCAAAAGAAGCCTACTTTTTTGGATCATCGGAACCACTGGCAATTAAAAAGTTCGTTCATAATTCAGATGGCTCATTAAACTATCTTATATTGAGTGATGGTAGCCGTTTTCCAAGAGTTGAGCAAGCATCATATCAGGGCAATCATCTGATGCATATGCTAATCACCAAAGATAAGGATGATTTAACGTCAACCATTATGTTGGCACAACTGAAGAAACCAGAGGATTGGACACTTGAAGTGGTGTTGGATAACAAGGCTATCATGGAAGCATCTGGATATATTCCAACGGCAGCGCAAGCACATGATCCAAGATTTGAAATGGCATTGAGTTGCGATGTTCATCCGGGCACCTTAGGAAAGGTGGCTAATGCGTTTGATTTGAATACTGATTCACAAGGTAAACCACAGATTGCTAATCCTAATGGCCGAGTAGTCAGAGAAAACTGTATCGAAGAGCAAACATTGTTTGAATCGTGGCAAGAATTCGAGCATCAAGATCAATTGACTGAAATTTTTGACAGAGCCGTCTCTTATGATTCCGACAAGGACATGATTGAAAAATTTCACAATCGTAACAAAGAGTATGTTTATTCGCCATTCACTGATGTGGTTCAATCTTCGGCAATGAAGAGTAATAATTTATTTGCAGTACGTGGAAGAAATAAAAAAGACAAATCAATGGAGTATCATTTGGTCAGCACTCGCCATGAAAACGGCAAGATAGGTGATAGTTCACAATGGAATAATGAGGCCCTAAAAGATGCTATGAAGTTCGTTATTGAGGACGCAACCAACTTTATCAATAAAGGCTCTCGTATTAAATTAATGACTGATGATGCTGCATTGTATAATCAGTATCTTAGAATTGCTAAACCGATGACACAACGCATCAATAGAGAAAGGCAACATGGCGGAGAATTTCAAGTAATAGAGGCTGGAAAGACTAATTCAATCGATGGTCAATATTTAGATACTATTTTGATCAGAGGAACCCCAACGAAAAAAATGGAGTCGCTTCGGAATGACCAAACCAAAACCAGCTACACCCCCAACGATATCAATAAACTAACCTTTGAATCGTTTGATCACTATCGCCGTTGGTGTCAATCTCCAAAAACCAATAGCAATAGAAATCCAATGTTTCATCCTAATAGATACCAAGGTATTTTTATAGACAGTAAAGATTTGCTTGAGGCAAATGATATATTCACGAAAAGAAAGCAACAAGCAAGGGAATTTTCAAATGAATTCCTATCACTTGATGATCGTGAAAATGTTGCTTTAAAAGTAGGTAATAAGATTTCTGTATTATCGTGTATCGTTGCACCCACTGATAAAATTAGCAGAATTGAGCTATCCGGTTTCGTTACTCCTAAAGAGATAGCAAATCTACTGCTATCAAACGATGATAAGATTGATGCCATTGAATTTACCGATGGCACACAATATCCTGAAAAAGCACAAGAAACTATTGTAGATAATATAAACCTTGTCAATACTATATTCTTTCCAGACAAACACACAGCAGATTATGCCATGACCGCAATTGAATTACTGTTATGGGGAATGGAAGGAAAAGGGTGGAAGATTGAGCGATACATGAGTGAATCTGCTGATAATTTGGAAGAATCGCTGTGGGAAGAGCTTCAGAATCATAAGAGTGGGGATAATGTCAATAACTTCCAAAAATGGTTTGGCAACAGTAAAGTGGTTGACGACAACGGCAATCCTCTCAGAGTTTATCATGGAACAGCCAGTGATTTCCCATCTTTTAGTTCAAAATTTCAGGGTAAAACAACCGGTGCTACTAGCTCCAAATCTGGATTCTTTTTCACATCATCGCCAACTACAGCAAAATCTTATGCTGACTATGCAGCATTAAATGCAAAAGTGCAACAAATATTGGATCAAGCTGATGCTGCTGAAAAGAAAGGTGATTGGGATTTGTATGATGAAAAGATTCAACAGGCTGAAGAACTTGACGCCAGTTTTGATGATCCAAAAAACAGAGCGCAAGGGCAATCTACTATTCCGGTATTCTTATCTATTCAGAACCCAATGATACTTGATGCTCAGGGTGAAAATCCAGCTGGCATTGGTGGAATTGATCCGTTGATTCGCAAAGCCAAGGCGAGAGGACACGATGGCGTGATCATCAAAAATTTTGATGATTCTGCTGGACTTTTTAACGATGTATCCGATCATTACGTTGTATTTAATGCAAATCAGATAAAGTCTGCCATTGGCAACAAAGGCTCTTATAATCCTGATAGCGATGAAATTGTAGATGAATCAATTTCAATGACTGGTGAATACAACAAGGTATTAAACGTCGTTAAACGCTCAATGACAGAATCAGTTGAAGAATTTGTTTCTAATTTCAGAACGCTAAACGAGAACAATCTTAAACCCAGTATTCATTATCAGCAGCAAATATTGGAACAAAAATTGTCCAAAAATTTCTTAGACGATTTTAATACCAATGTAAGATTTGAAGAAATGAAGTATGGTGGTTACTATGATAACGCCGGTAACATTGCACTAAGTTTTGATATCGTTAAACGACTTGCAGAGGCAATGGTAAAATCGTTGCTTGATTGGTCACCAGAACCAGGTAGTTATGACGATGAAGGAAACTTAATCATTGACATATCTGATTTTAACGAGTATGATGAATTGGCTCAAGATGTTTATCAAACTCGTCCTCATGCTGTTAAAGAATTGGTTGAAATTTTCATCCATGAATATGTGCATCGTGAGCAACATAAACGAATTGGACATAAGAATGCTGCCAAGGGAACCACGCTTCCAAATCAATATCGTTCTTACTTACAACGAAATAAAGAATTGTTTGCCAGAGCTATTCAGAATCTTGATTCAGACGAGGATTGGCGAGCCTATTTAAGTTCACCCCAAGAAATTACAAGCCACGCACACGATCTCGCTAATAGATTGATTCAAGGTGCATTGTTTGGTGAGCAATTAGAAGATGTTGGCCCAGATGCCGCAGAATGGGCAATTAAATCACTAAAGAATACACTAAAGGATGCAAGCAATTATCAATCACAACCAAAGTATACTCAATTTAACGTGTTTGATAAGGACAATGCAAAACATAAGAAAATTGTCAATAGATTCTTGAAAACGGTTTATCAAGAGGTAGCTGCCGCTATTCAAACGCTACAGAATAAAGTTCAATCTGGTAATTTATCAGAATCACTTGGTTCACCTTATCCATTGAATCAAGGATTAAATCTTGATAGTGTTGTATCATATACATGGAAAGATGAAAATAATCTTAAAGGTAGTATCGGATTCATGCGAGGTGGATATGACGAAGATTGGGAAATAACATTCAACGTAGGTGGAAAATTTAATATTACCAATAAAGGTGATGCATTCAGAATATTCGCCACGGCTAAGGATGCTGTTAAAAGATTTATGACCGCGCCGCAAGGTAAAGGAGCAGATAGAGTCTACTTCTCTGCCAAAACATCTGAACCAACCAGAGTGAAGCTGTATGATAAGTTAGCTCAAATGATGGTGAAGAATGGATTCAAATTGCACCATACTGAAATGGAAGGCAATCAGAAGTATTATTACTTTGATACACCAAATCAAGGTAAAGAAGTGAAAGAATCACTTGATAATACACTGCTTGAAGTATTAAAAAATCCAGTGGATCACGATTCATTTAATGATCTATCAGATATGATCAATACACAAAACAAAGGAAAAGCGATGAGCGGTCATACGAATGTTATGGCGACTCCAGAAATGAAGGAAGAAAATACATACATTATCAGATTCATGGACAATGATCGTAACATTCAATATCATATCTGCACACTTGGAATGGATGGTGGTCAACGAAAAAAAGCATCAGATGTAGATCCAAAAATAGGATTGGATGCGTTGAATATCATCTTTCATGATGCTAAGTTTTATCTTGAAAAGAAGATGCCAGTGTTGATCATAGCACCAGATAATAAACGTAAACACAGTTATCTGAAAATGGCAACATTGTTAAAAAATCAAGTAGACAGTTCATTGAACATAGAAGATGTTGGGATGATAACAGGTGTTGATGGAGCAAGAGGGCTCGGTTTCAAAATTGTTGAAACTCAGTTTAACAAATTGACTGGAATTGATCCCTCATTGGCAGAAGCACAAACAGTGGCCAAAATGATGCCGGCGGTCAAGTTGTGGAAGGCACGAGTGAAAATCAAGCAACAAAATTACACGGGATATGTCGAGGCAACCGTTACTGCGCCGGATATGAGAACTGCTCGTAATATGCTCAAGGCGCTCTATAATGTTCCGGAGCATGAGGTTGGATCAGTGACGTTGGTAAAATAATAGTTGACAACCTCAAATCATTCTGTATAATACCCTCCATACCAACCAACAACGAGGAAAAATCAGATGGCAATTCAGGATAATGTTTGGTTCCACGGCGTAAAATCTAACTGGGTTGAGCGTGATTGGAATAACGAAGATGATGGCAAAAAGCCAATGATATCATTCTTCAGCGATGCTGAAAACAAGGCATTTCACTTTTACTATGATCCAGATTCGTCATCGCTATACGATTTCAATATTGAAATTTTCGGCGAGGATGAGGCTGACGATGATTATCAATGCTTCAACACCTTGGCAGAAGGAATTGAATTTATGAAGAATTTCAACATTGAAATTCCTCTTGACGTTGCAAAAAAGTTTGATTATGATTGCGCCGTTTATCAGTCTTATGTGGATGATCGTGCATCTGATGCATCGCCCGATAGCCTACGTTTTTAATTCACCTGAAACAGTTGGAGAAACAAAATGAAAAAGTGGTACGAAGTTCATAATTATGCACAAGGCGATGAGTACATCACCGAAGGTTCAGATATCAATAATACCGATAACATTTGGACTACGAAGATTCCATGGGATTTTAAACCAGCAGATGATTATGAGCCACCCAAGCCCCATCGTTTCTCTACAAAAGTTGAGGCAACACGAATTAAGGATCAGATTAAAGCAGTCAGACTTGATGAGTGGAATAGAAACAGCCATATTTACAAGATTTACGGCGATAAGAAACCAAGTTGGAAAGTATATTCTTTTTCAGAACAAACAAGAGAACAATGATGAAGCAAGCAATATATGATGAAATGTATGCTCAGTTTCAAGAGGGCAAAATCACAGCACAAGAATGGTATCGGTTCTGCTATGATGTACTTGATGAAATCATTGAGGAAAACAAGAACTGGTCGAAATTTTCGACCAGTTCTAATTGCTCAAAAAATCGCTAATCAGGAGAATAATCATGGGCGGTAATGTTTTCGGTGATAAAACCACCTCAATCAAAAAAGAGTGGATTGAACCCACGTTAAAAGCCTATTTTAACGAGCTATCTGCTATCTTTCCAAACAAGAAACATATTTTCAATCTTGAGAATTTTACCTTGTTGGGATCAGCCGGCAAAAAATCAATCAGTGGTGATATTGATTTAGGAATTGATCTATCAAAAATTTTTGATGAATCGGTGTCGGACGAATCTATCGTTGAATGGAACATTGATCCTATTGCTGTAGTAAAAGAAACTGAATTACTTCAAAAGAGAGCAAAAACAGCCACACCAGAGCAATCCAGAAAAAAAGCGTTCTTTAAGCTGATAACCAAGTATATCAATGATCACGCAAACCACATTTATTGCGACGAAAAGAAAGTATCAGAAGGAAATATATTCAGTTTATTTCCTCAGTACGATGAACATAATGTAGTACAGGATAGCGCCGTTCAAATTGATTGGATGGTTGGCAATCTTGATTGGTTAAAATTTAGCTATTATTCTACGGTATATCCGAAAGATTCCAATATCAAGGGACTTTGTAGAACACAATTGATTCTCTCTATGTTCCAATCGGTTGGACTATCGTTCAATCATGTTAATGGCGTCAAGGATAAAGAAACAGGTGAAATCCTTGCATCAAACTCGTCTGATGCCATCAATCTGCTCAATCATAAATTAAATCTGAATCTGACCGAAGAAATCACTCAGAACTATTATTCACTCTATGAACAGGTGAACCAGTGCAATCGCCGTGATACTATTCTGAATACATTTTTAAGGATCCTTGATTCAACCAGAGTTGGAGTGCCGGATAATCTGAGAGAAGAATGGCGACAACGGAAAGAATCCTTGAATTTAACAGGAAAATTTTTGCCAGAAAATGATCCAATGCGTGAATTTTTAGCGGAGTAATTTTAATGTCAGGTGCAACCGGCGCGGAAAGAATCAGAAGTCGTGATGATTATGTTCGCTTTTTGGAATCATATAGCAATATAATCTCAGCTTTTGATGGATTCAGATCACTTCAATCATCGGGTAGCTATTGCTCCGATTTATCAAAACAATCGTTTGGTGATATTGATATTGTGGTTCACATTGAATCTGAATTATCAAAAAAAGATTTGAAACTACAATTGATTAAATATCTTGAGGGATTGCCATCTGATACTATTGTTGAGTTCGCTTCAGAAAAGTATAAGGGAAAGAGAAGCTATAATTCTGGTGAGATTGTTACTGTGAGGTATCATGATGCTGACTTAGGTTACAGTGTTCAGATTGACAACATTATCGCATTGTCGGAAAACGAAGCTGAATTTAAGGTATCGTTCTTGAATATGCCAGCCGCAAAACAAGGATTGATTTTAGGTTTAGTTAAAACCGCTCTGCTAGAAAACGATGCGAAGGAAATCTTTGATATTCTGAATATTCAAATAGAACCATTAAATGATAATCAGGAATATGAATTTAATCTGAGTTCATCTGAGCTTCAATTAAGGAAGGTAACCTATATTCCTAATACATTCACTCAGAGTGATCGTGAAGTGATTTGGCGCTCTGTTGACTTTGATGATGTTCTTAGCGTGTTGCCTCAGTATAACTTGAATCAGGGATTTGAAACATTATTAAATGTTGCTAAATACACTATACAGCATCCTCGCAGTTTTAATAGAGTTCGTGGTGTTTTTTCTTCAATGATAAGTGTAAAATCAGGTGAGAAAAATACTCCTAAAGGAAATGAAAAGCTACATTCACTTATGTTGGTTGAGGAGGCATTTTTACTATGAGTTAATCAATGAAAATCAATGATATTATTAAAGAAGATGTATCGCAACAAGAGCTATCACAAATAGAAGTTTTTGCTAATAGATTATGGCATAAGTATGGCATAGATATTGCATTTACAAAGCACTTTTTAGATAGAGTAAACGACTCAAGAAATAAAAAACCAATCTCAGCCGCAGAATTGGTTCGCCTATTCAAAAAAGAATACGAACGGAATGGCAAGAAAATAGCTTCGTTGGACAATGGCGAACAAGGCGTATTTAAAGACACCTCCACGGATATCAACATTCCATTTGCTGTGAGTGATCGGAATAACGATCACGAATTATTTGCAAAAACAATAATGCGAAAAAAGAACTTCGCATCCTCAAGTCCTGAATTTGTCGTCACAGAAATAGAACAAATTCCGCCGCAAGATTTTCCAAAAAAGAACGTTGAGGAAATTCTGTCTTTGTGTAGTCCTGCTGGAAGAATTGATGAATATATGCTCAACTTAGGACAATCTGGACCAGAACGGTTTATCATTCTAACCGAGGGCAAGGATATTGCTGCTTATACTGGTTTCACTGAATTAAGAAACAACCGATGGCAAGCTAAAAATGCTCAAACATTTGAGGGACACAAAGGACAACACTTGATTGGAAAAACATATAAATTCCTAAAAGAGAACGGAATTTCCTTGGTATCTGATATATTCCAAACACCTGGTGCCAGAGCCATTTGGTCTAAATCATTACCCTCACTGGGATTAAATCCAAAAATATTTGATCTTGATAGCGAGGAAATCTACGACAGGAATCAAGTGAGCCTGAATGACGTTTATTCTGATGATCCTGAAATTATGCACAAATACTGTTGGATAATTGAATCATCTGACAAATATCCGACTCAAAATTTAGTCTATGAAAACAAGTCACTGATGCCAGTCAAGGGATTATGGTACACCGACATCAAACGCAATCGGTTATCAGAAGAAGAAGATCCATGTTGGAAAGGCTACAAACAATATGGAACCAAGAAGAAGGGCAAGCGCACGGTTCCAAATTGCGTTCCCGTTAGTGAAGATTATGATGAATACAATGATGAAGCGGGAATGGCAGATAATAATCTAGAGACCATCAAGCGAGCCGTAGAGGGGTTGGATGACATTATTACCGGCGACAAAAATCTACCAGAGTGGTGTCAAGAAAAAATCGCAGTAGCCAAGTATATTTTGGTGTCCGTTTGGGATTATATGCTCAGTGAAGAAAATCAAGAGATTGATGAAGATTGGCAAAAAACCAACAAAAAAGACAAAACTGATGGCATGAGCAAAAAAGCGGTAAATGCTTACCGAAGAGAAAATCCCGGTTCAAAATTAAAAACAGCGGTGACCACGAAGCCGAGCAAACTAAAGAAGGGTAGCAAAGATGCCAATAGAAGAAAAAGTTTTTGTGCTCGCTCAAATGGTCAAAGAAAACAGCATAACATAGATTGCTCTAAGACGCCGGACAAACCAATTTGTAAGGCGAGGAAACGGTGGAATTGTTAGGAATAATATCAAATGAGAGCAAAACAGTTTGTTTTTGAATCCAAGGAACAAGAGTGGCGATATATCTGGAATCTTAAAAATTCAGAATCCCTGACTACTGAAGAATGGTGCAGAGTAGTTGAACGACATCACTGCGGAACCCTGATTGAGAATGACGTGAGTGATAACATGAGAATATTTGAAATGCTCAAAGATTTCGGAGTGGCCAAGCCCGAGGTAGGCGAGCATTATATTCCAGTCACCGTTATGGCAGCGTCTAGCTTGATGATTTACGACGTTGACGGGCGTTGTCCCCCAGAGAGTAAGCCCCGTCTGTTGGAGTTGGTGAAAATTAAAAACGGCGATTATTATTTTGACAACAACGGCAGAATTCAACGTTATCCACAAGAGTGGCAATCTAAGGTAATGGTAGCAGAGACTCTGTGCATTCCAAACCTTGAACAGTACAGGGAAATGGTTACCATGCTGCGGTTGGCCACTGACTCGGATAAGTTCAATAACTTATTGACCGAATCCTTGACCAGTCCATATCCTCTGAAACTGGAATATGCTGATAGAAGCAAGATTGATTATTCGTTCAGAACTGATTCTGATGCCAAAGGCGATATTGAATTCTGGTCAAAAGGTCAAAATTCAGAATGGGAAATGGCCTTTACTATCGACGGCAAGGTTGAACACCAAAATAGAAATACGGGTGAGGTTTTCAGAATATTCGCCACCGCCGCTAAAAGCGTTCAAATGTTCTTGAATACACCCGAAGGTTATAATATGTCCACTCTGAACATAGAGGCCAGTACTCACGAATTGTCAAGAGTAAAACTTTATGACCGAATGGTTCCTATACTATCTAAGCTGGGATTGAAGTTTGCCGGCACGGACAATGTCGGACAATACAAAAACTACCACTTTGTCAATCCTGATAATCCACCTCAAGCAATATCTGAACCCAATAAAAACTGGCGAGATAGTGCTGACTGGGAATTTATCGAAAATATCCGATCTGAACGGAGAAAACAATGAGAGCAAAAGAATTTATTACAGGTTTGACAGAAAATGCCAGCGTTGGTGGCACAAGTAGCGGCTCTGTGGCTACCGTTAGTATGCCATTAGGTGGCACTATTAGCAGAGGCGGATCATTATTGTCAGGTCAGTCCACCGATGAAGAATTTCCAAATACTCCTGAGCATATTCGCAAAATGGCCAAGCAATGGAAGTCAAGTAACAAAAACAAATAATTTTTTGCTAAATACTCCATTACACAGGATTCATTATGTTAGCAGAACATCTAAAAATACTATTAGCCAGTACATTCTCGTACTATATTAAGGCGAGCTTTTTCCACTGGAACTGCTCAGGAATGGCATTTCCAAGTTATCACAAGTTGTTCGGTGATATCTACGAAGGAGCACAAGACACGATTGATACGATTGCCGAAGAGATTCGCACTCTTAGAAGCCATGCACCAGGATCATTGATTAGATATTCTGAATTGACGGTCATACAGGATCAAACAAAAATACCAAAATTGGAGCTAATGATCTCTGAGTTATTGGCTGATACCGAGATGATGATTGAACTGGTTAATGAATGTTTGCAATATGCAAAAGCCGAGGAGAAGGCCGACATAGAAAATTACATGGCTGAGTTGATTGCTTTTTATAGTAAGTATCGTTGGCAACTTGAAAGCTGTCTTGAAATAGAGGAATAAGTCATGTACGATCCATTAATGAATGACATCCTCGCCAAGCTCAATTCAGTTGAATCTGCTGCTTCAAAAAGAAACAACACACCCAATCAACATTCTGGTAACGAAATGTTGGATATTCTAAAAAGGTTTGATTTGGCAGAATCCGGCAATAGCAAACTCACACCGGTCAATGTCAAGCATGGACTGAATAAACAACAAAAAGCAGTTGGACAAGTAGGACCAGAGTTCAAGCCGAAGACTACTAAGGTGCTTACTGCGCCAACTGACCCGAAAAATCCGTTCGCTGGTAAGTTAGTCGGCGGCAGTGAATCTCGGCGCAATACCAAGCCAATGATTGACGAGGCAGAAGTATCAGAAGATTTATTATCAGATATCAAGAAGAGTCTATCGGATTATATAAAGCAAATTGATAGCATTGAGAAAAAAGACACGGACCTGAAAAAGAAGGACAACCGAGATACCGATCTAAAAAAGAAGGACAAACGAGACAGAGATTTTATTGTTCGGAAGGTAAAAGAAGACCCCACTCAGGAAAATCCGATTATTCAACCTAAGCCGGCCTCATTGGTCAATCCAACTGTTGCTGATACCGGTGCCAATCAGACTCCCACAGTAGATACTGATTCTTCAAAAGGTGTTCAACCAGTTGGCGAGACGCTAAACGATCCTTACAAAGTAGTATTGCGTGAGAACAGTTCTAGGTTTGTGTCATTCGTTGGGCATACCGACACAGGTGCAGAAATAGATGTTTACTTTACGAAACACGAAGACGATGAAGAATATAACACATGGGAAGTGGAATTTGGTGTAAATGGGTCGTTTAACATCACTAACAAGGGCGACGCCTTTAGAGTGTTTTCCACTGTTTCGTATGCATTGCAAACGTTTCTCGGTATGCGCCAAGGTCTAAAGGCAGATCGTATTTATTTTACAGCAAAAGAACCATCAAGAATCAAGCTATATCAGCGTCTTTCTAAAATGATCGTTGATTACGGGTTCAAGCGTGTACCACTATCTGAGCCGTGGAAGTTTCTATTTGATCTTAATGAAGATGGCAGTAGTCAAGATAGATCATTTACCGCTGAATCAATCAAATCTCACGAATGCAACGGCAAGGTATTTGAAATCGTAGAGGGTGAGCATGGTGGATTTCATATTCGCCACAATAATAAATTATCACCATCTAAATTCAAGACATTTTTAGAGGCTGATACCGCACTTCAATTATTCACGCATCGTTTATCCACTACCGGTGATTATAGAGAAGAACAATGAGAGCACATGAGTTCATAAGAGAATCCGGCAATGATACGGTAATAATACACGATGCACATGGTGGATTCATTTCTAATATCCAAATTTAATAAAGACATGAAAAATGACGGAAATTAATTTCATAAAAATAACGGACGGCATTGGAAAAATCACACCAAAAAAAGGTCAATTAACATTGAAGGATTTTTCTCATAATACCAAAATTTACGAATCATATTTAATGATGATTCAATGGGCCAAAGAAATGGATGAGCATCTCCAATCAGAAATATATGAACACAAAACGGGGAAGAACAATGAGAGCACATGAGTTCATAACGCCAGAATCAGATAATTTAGTATGGTTCCACATAGAGGGAAAACCGGCTATTGGTATCATAAAAAAGAAATTCGGCAAGGTAATTCGTGAATGCGGTGGTGTATTAAATGTTCCCGGCAAATACTGGACTCTTATTCAGAATTTAGCTTATACTGCTGGTGGATTGGCTGAACTCACTGATATGCCAAAGAAATGCGCCAAAAAAACTAAAGTCAAGTATAATGATAATACTGTAAACATAAATACTGCTACGAAAACAATCACATTTGAATCATTGGATGATGAGGATGATTTGGAAGAAGAGGAACAAGAAAATGTTCTTACTCCACAATTTGATTTAGCAACTGATAAAATCAATGATGCTGGCGCTGGAGTGCAAGCTCATACTCAAATAGATAATTACGTGCAAAGTGCATCTGCTACCCAAAAGCCCATCAAGAATGTACCATCACCATAGAACACCAAGGACCGTTAGCCGTTGTGGTTAACATAGGCGTCGGGCTTAGAATTGTGCCTGATATCAGAGAGACTCGCTACCTTTTTCTGATTAAAAACAATTCACCTTTACGGCAGGGAAGAACAATGGACTATGAAAATTTTGTTGGATTTGTGATGACTATCATCGTGGCTCTATACTTCATAGGGGCAACCACTTCAATTTTACTCAGTGAGTTTGGTGTCTTCCAATGATTGTTATATTCACCTAAGCCAATGCTAAAACCCCGTGCTTTAGTTCGGGGATAAGGCCGGCGTAAAATAATGCTTGACATCTAGGTTCTCCTATATTATAATTTCTACATCAGTTGAAATACTGATAAGTAAAACAGTTGAATGAGATCGGCGAGAACCAAGTCTATCAATAATCATTCAACTATTTGCCGGTGGTTTCAAGACCACGGGTCGTCATTGCTTGATGCACTTGACGAGTATAGGCCAGGAACTGGCCGAATCGACGCCTGTGGAGATCATGTTAGACTACCGGGGTCCAATGATATAAGGTTGCAAGTCCGAGCTAATTGGCTGCGTAAAATCATTGGTCTTTTAAAGTAATACCGAAGTAGCTGTGATCGTTGAAGCAGGAAGCTCCGTCCTTTAGGTCGGAGTAGTTCACACTAACTCAGACGATGAGAAATCCTTCACATCAATTTTTAACCACCACTCATATAAGGAGTAAAAATGTCCGCAAATAAAGTCTTTAACGCAAACGAAAAGGTTAAGCTGCAACAAATCATCAACGAAGGCATGAATGTCATGTCGGAAATTGAGGTTCTTAACGAGGGGCTAAAGGATACTATTAAAAATATCGCAGAAGAAATGGATATTAAGCCAGCGGTGCTTAAAAAGGCCATCAAAATCGCCCATAAAGCTGGGTTTACACGTGAATCAGAAAATCACGAACTACTTGAAACGATCTTAGTAACAGTAGGAAAAACTATTTGATATGTATGTAGATGCTTTTCTAGAAAAAGAAAAGAATACAGTCTACGTCGTTGAACGATCTACTCACGGTAAAAGGATATACCGTGAGTATCCCGTAGAGTATGTATTCTATTACCCAAACCAATACGGGAATCATCAGAGTATTTTTGGTACTCCCGTATCAAAATTTAAAACAAACAATCATAAAGAGTTCAGAAAAGAACTATCGGTTCATTCTGGTGCAAAATTATTTGAATCAGATATTAACCCGGTATTCCGATGTTTGGAGAACAATTATCTTGATGCTGCACCACCCAAACTGAATGTAGCGTTCTTTGACATCGAGGTGGCGTTTGATCATGACCGAGGCTTTGCGCCAACCGAAGACCCATTTAATGAAGTAACAGCAATCACTGTTTATCTTGATTGGATGGATCAGCTTATCACATTAGCCATTCCACCAAAAAATCTCACGATAGATACTGCCACTGATTTAGTAAAGGATTTTAGCAACACTTATCTATTTGATACAGAAAAACAAATGTTATCTGTATTTTTGGATATGTTGGATGATGCTGACGTTATCACGGGTTGGAACAGCGGTGGATTTGATATTCCATATCTTGTAAACAGAATTGCCAAAGTATTAACAAGAGATGACAATAGAAAATGGTGCTTATGGGATCAATCCCCGAAAAGAAGAATCTATGAGCGATTTGGAAGCGAGATTTTAACTTATGATTTAGTGGGCAGAGTTCATATGGACTACTATGATCTATATCGTAAATTTACTTACGAAGAGCGACATAGTTATTCATTAGATGCTATTGGCGAATATGAGTTGGGTGATCGTAAAGTATCCTATGAAGGTTCACTTGACCAGCTTTATCATAGAGACTTCAAAAAGTTTATTGATTACAATAGACAAGACGTTATGTTGGTATTCAAGCTGGACCAAAAGCTAAAATTCATGGAACTGGCTAATACGTTGGCTCATAAAAACACGGTATTACTACCGACCGCATTGGGTTCAGTTACCATGATTGAGCAAGCGATTATCAACGAAGCTCACAAACAAGGAGTTGTTGTACCGGACAAGGCACGATCAGATGGATCAGACACTCAGGCAGCGGGCGCATATGTTGCCGTGCCAGTGAAGGGAATGCACGAATATATCGGTTCTATTGATATTAACTCACTATATCCTTCTACTCTTCGCGCATTGAATATGGGTCAGGAAACCATTGTTGGTCAAATTAGACCGACAATAACCGATGAGCATATTGCTAATTTAATGGAGCAAGGCAAGAAGGGTGGAGAACTGTGGGATGGATTGTTCGCTACATTAGAGTATACCGCTGTTATGGAAATGCGAGATATACCTCTGATATTGGATTGGAACGATGGTAAATCAGAAGAATTATCTGCCAAGCTAATTTGGAAATTGATATTTGACAGTGATTTGCCGTGGGGATTATCAGCTAATGGTACTATTTTTACATTCCAAAAAGAAGCAATTGTTCCCGGTCTTCTGAAAAAATGGTATTCTCAGAGGAAAGAATTTCAAGCTAAATTGAATAAACTGATTGAGTACAATAATTCAAAGATTGAACTTCCTGATGATATCATTGAAAAATTATCAATGATAGATGATTAGTGCTAAATAGCTCCATATAGAGAGAACACAGAGTATGGAACTACAACAGATATTTAGGATAATTGAGAATGACTCTTTGGCCAATATAAAAAGTCATCATTATTTCAATAGATATAAGAAAATAATTTCAATTTATGTAAATAGAATCATTGATCTGGAAAAAACAGGTGATTTGGGAGAATTTGAAAGTCATCATATTCTCCCAAAATCAATGTATCCTGATTTAAAAAAGGAAAAATGGAACTTAGTTCGCTTGCCAACGAGAGTTCATTATTTGGTGCATTATCTACTATTTAAGTCTTTTTCTGATGATGGATTGACGTTTGCATTCAATCAGATGCGTCGTATAACAAAAACAAAAAGACCAAATTGTAAATTATATGAATCAGTGCGAAAGGATTTCGCACAAACTATAAGCAAAAACAATAAAGGAAAACAAAGAGATGCAATTTTTAAAAATGCTTGCGCAGAACGAACTAAAAATACAAATGTTTACAGATCACCAGATGGAGAACTACGGAGATTTACTATAGGATCGGAACCTTATGATTGGGTATCATTTCAAAATGGTAGAGTGAGAACCAATGATTCCAAAAAATTGATTAAAGACATAATGAAAGAACGAGTTTGGCAATATAATCAGATAACAAGAGAGGTAAAATTTGAACATACTATTTTGGATGGATTTTTAAAAGGATTTCCGCCTTGGTTTGAAATCAATGGGAAAAAGTGCAAGGATTCTATCTGGATACATCACGCTATAGAAAAAACCAATAAAAGACTTAAAGTGAATGAGCAAATACCAAAGGGCTATGTTTTTGGTAGATTCTTTGAATCTAATCCTGGGTTAGACCGATTGAATAATGGACACGAAACTCTTGTATTAGACCTAATGAATAAAGAATATATATTAGTAGATAAATCGTTATTACCAAATGCACGATACAAAAAGCACGGAACCTCTCTTGACAAAGTGTTCCTATTCAAATACAATAATACTGTCTACACTTCAATGAAGGATATGTGTGACCATTTGGGCATATCACGATTTCCTTCCAATCCATCTTTTTTACAAAAAATCATACCAAAGAAACATTGGAACCAGACAAAAAACATGCAAAAAATAAGCGAAAAATTTGGCGGCAAAACTTATAACCAAGCAGGATTTAGTGCAATTTCATTATTGGAATACGAATTCAAAGAGGAAGAGATATATGTTAGATATTGATAGACTTCGTGATATAGTTAAATCTAAGGATACGAAGGAAATAAGAGATTATATGAAAAAATATAATCTCTATGTAGAAAACGGAAAAATAATAATCCCGAAAGACAAATTAACAGAAGCTAAGGAATATTGGGATAGACAACAGCACTCTATCAAAATTTTCATTAATTCGCTTAAATGTAGGGCGCATTTGGTGGCGACATCAAATTGAAAATCTCGTGAATTCGGTGAACATCCAGAATCTGAAAGGATTCCACCGAGGAGTGATAAATAATTGCATGTAAACGGCAAGATGGAGTTAAAACATGCAATACAAGAAATGCACAAGATGTCACAATGACCTTCCGCTCACAGACTTCCACAAGGACAGAAAAGGCAAATGGGGCCTCAGGTCTTGGTGCAAAAAGTGTGAGAGTAAACGATGCAAACATTCTACTATTGCTGACAAACGCAAAGCACATAGAGAAAATAAAACAGTCGTGTACTACAATGGAAGAGCCGGCAAGTTGAAGCAACGAGCTCCTGGCAACGTTACAGGAGAAGACTTAATGGAACTAATGTCAGTGTGTGGTCACAAATGTGTATACTGCGGTAGTGAAGAAAGTCTACAGTTTGACCATGTGATAAGCGTGGAAAGCGGTGGAACTAGTGATTTGTGTAACATCTCTGTTCTGTGCGCTGATTGCAACAGAATGAAGGGAAGAAGAAATCACCGCGACTTTATTGCCCTCCTTGTAAAAATTATATCAAACCTCGGAACGGACAATACCGAGCCAAGCCTCATCAATGGGGAAGGTGTAACGACTATCCCGAAAGGGAGTACTGCCAAGTGGCAGGAAGCGCGAGACATCTGATAGTATCAGAAGAAGAGATAGTCTAATCTTTATAGGAATATAAAGCGGCCAATTGTTGGCGGCAATGAATTAACGAATCATTGTGAATATACTGTTACGGCGCAATTCTCAACCAGCATTGCAAGTTTTTTGATAAAAGAATAGGCCAATCTACCACATTAACAGGTAGATCAATATGTAAGCATATGGCGGCAAAGGTAAATGAACTAATATGCGAAGAATACAATCATGAAGGCAAGTCAATAATTTATGGTGATACTGACAGTCATTTGGGTTCTACTGTTATTAGAACAAATAAAGGAAATGTTGCCGTAGAAGAACTGTTTGAGTCATGTACGGAGTTTTGGAACAATGGTGATAAGGAATACGCGAACGATTCTACTTTGAAGGTTCTATCTTATGATCCAAGTGATAATACACTAATGTATGATAGTATCAATTATATATATCGTCACAAAGTAACTAAGGATTTATATGAGATCGAGGATGAATTGGGAAATATTGTAACGGTAACAGAGGATCATTCTGTTATGGTGGAACGCGAAGGCATATTGTGCGAAGTTAAACCAATGGATATCCAGGAAAACGATATACTAATATCTGTTCATGATTGTATGAATGAAATCAAGGTATTTAAGGGCCGCGTGAAATCAGTGAGAAAGATTGAAGCGGCCAAAAACGAGTATGTTTATGACATTGGCATGAAACACGACGTAAATCAATGGTATTTTGGAAACAACATTCTAATTCACAATAGTTGTTATTTCTCAGCGTGGCCGATAGTAAGAGACTCAAATGCAAAATGGGACAAGGAAATAGCCATTCGTGTATATGATTCAATTGCAGATCAAGTTAATGAATCATTTCCGTCCTTTATGGAACAAGCATTTCATTGTCCACGATCTTTTGGGGAGATTATCAGGGGTGGTAGAGAAATTGTAGCAAGGCGTGGGATTTTCATAACCAAAAAGCGTTATGCAGTGATGTATTATGACAAGGATGGACACCGATATGACAATGATGGCAAAGTAGGTAAACTAAAAGCGATGGGATTAGACTTAAAGCGATCTGATACCCCAAAATTCGTTCAAAAGTTTTTAGTAGAGATACTTGAAGACGTGCTAAATGGCGGTAACAAAGAAGACGTTATTGAGAAAATTCTTGCATTCAAACTTCAATTTATGGAGATGCCATCATGGGAGAAAGGAACTCCAAAGAGAGTGAATAATCTTACCAAGTTCACTGTAATGTATGATAAAAACGCAAGGTCCAATCTTCCCGGTCATGTGAGAGCGGCAGTCAATTGGAATATCTTGCGAGAAATTAACAAAGACAACAAGGTCATGAAAATAAATGATGGTCAAAAAACTATCGTATGCAAGCTAAGAAATAACGCCTTAAATTGGACATCTATTGCATATCCGATTGACGAACAACATCTACCAAAATGGTTTCTTGAATTGCCGTTTGATGATAATCTGATGATGACCACAATCGTAGATAAAAAGATTGACAATGTCATTGGAGTATTGGATTGGAATTTAAGAGAATCCACTGAACTAACAAACACTTTTCAAAGCCTATTTGACTTCTGATTTAACCTTTTTCCTTGACACATTTTACCATAAACAGTAAAGTTAAACAGCAATCAACAACAATATGGAGAAATAATGAAAGACTATCTTCACGATTTAGTGAGTCACACATTTGATTTAGGTGGTATCGGCTTAATTAAAATTACCGGAACTGATACAGAAACTCTTATCAATGCTGTTGCAGACGATAAATCAGTCGTGGTAGAGGGAAAGTTTCTGAAGCCATCTGCTGATTTTATAGGCACGTTTGGTATGCCAAATCTTAGCAAGCTAAAGATTCTTCTCAATCTACCTGAGTATAAAGAGAATGCCAAGCTAACATTGACTCATAAAGAAGAAAATGTTCCTGATGGCATTGATTTTGAAAATGCCGCAGGGGATTTTCATAATAACTACCGATTTATGGCGCGAGCGGTAGTTGACGAGGCTTTGCGTGTTCCTCGGTTTAAGGGCGTCAATTGGCATGTTGAATTTCAACCCACCGTAGTTGGTATTCAGAGATTAAAGATGCAAGCACAAGCACATAGCGAGGAAACCAGTTTTCAAGCTAAGACTGAAGAGAACGATCTTAAATTCTATTTTGGAGATCATTCTACTCATGCCGGTGATTTTACATTCCATCATGGTATATCCGGCAATCTGAAGAAACCTTGGTCATGGCCAATTAAATCAATCATCTCCATTCTTGATCTTACTGGAGATAAGATTTTTAAAATCAGCGACGATGGCGCGGCAATGATTACGGTTGACACGGGTCTTGCCACCTATAATTACATTTTACCAGCACAAACAAAGTAACTAAGAAAATGGCTAAAGTAAAAAACCAACCAAACCCAGCAGTAGCAAAGATTTTTGATGATCTTGCTAAATTTTTGAACTTTTGCAGAGATTATGGATATCGGTTTAACGAATCCGATCTATACAACTTCAAGAGCTACCCTTGGCAACAATATAACAAGTTCATCAATGGAAAGAACGCCAAGGATATGTGGGCAGAAGACATCAGGCGGTTAGGAGGAAGATTCTCCAAACCAGTATTCACTTCAAGTGATCCAAGCACCACTGCTTAAAATCACTACATGACTCTTGGGTAATCAGATTACCCAAGAGTTTTTCTATAACAAGTATAATATGACAGAAAAAATATCTTCTCCAAACCACTATCAAGGATTAAATGACCTTGAAGTTATTGATGTTATTGATATATTCAATCTGAATTTTTCACGCGGGTGTGCTGTTAAATACGTTCTTAGAGCAGGACACAAGTTAGAAGAAGGATATACCAAGGAAGAAAAAGAAATAGAAGATTTAGAAAAAGCGATTTGGTATATTACGCACGAAGTAAATTTAATAAAGGAAAGGTCGTCCATTGCCGATACGGAAATTTTCACCATACCAACATCTCAGTCTAAATAGTTTCGGCATGTAACACAGGTAATTTAATGAAAAATTCAAAAAATCACAAATATAATATTGCTATTCTTCTTCCAACAAGAGGAAGAACTGATGCTTTAAATCGTAGTATTGTTAGTCTGGTAAATCGGGCATTAGATAAAGATAAAATTCAATTACTATTGGCATTTGACAACGACGATAACATTGGATATGATTACTTTGAGAAGGAAATTGTTCCTTATCTTGAATCCAAGGGCGTAGATTATGAAGCATTTGAGTTTGATTCATTGGGATACGAAGGATTGAATCAATATTACAACTCTCTTGCGAAGAATGCTGACGCAGATTGGTTCTTCATTTGGAACGATGATGCCATCATGGAATCAACCGGATGGGATAGAACTATCGCCTCTCATACTGGAAACTTCAAGCTACTAGCAGTTAGAACTCATCGCGATCATCCTTACAGTATTTTCCCAATTATTCCAACCGAGTGGCACGATGTAATGGGCTATCTAAGTCGTCATCAGATGATTGATGCCGAGGTAAGTCATATTGCCTATATGCTGGATATATTTGAACGTATTCCCGTATATGTAACTCATGATCGGTTTGACTTGACTGGAAATAATTTGGATGAAACCGAAATAAACCGAGTCAGATTTGAGGGTAATCCTGATAACCCATTAGATTACTCTAATATTCATAACATTCAGGGAAGAGTAAAAGATGCTGAATTTTTATCAAAATATCTTCAGTCTAAAGACATGGATATGTCTTGGTGGGAAAATGTAAAAACAGGTAAACAAGATCCATGGGAAAAATTAGCAGCTAATGATCCTAATGGCCAAACAGTGAGAACATCAAAATAATGAGTGATATAAACGTAAGTACAAAAATAGATAAGTGTATTATTACCGGCGAATCGGTTGTTTCAGTTTTAGATTTGGGTCAACACTCTTATGCGGATACATTTATCAATGAAGATCAATTGAATCTATCTGAGCCTGTGTTTCCGTTGCAAGTAAATTTATGCCCATCTTCTGGTCATTTACAACTCGCTTATGTAAGTCACGCTGAAGAGCGATACAATTTGTATAGCTATAGCTATACGTCAAGCAATTCTGCATTCTCGCGAAATCATTGGGATAACTATGCTCGCGAGGTTAAGAATCGGTTTAGCCCAACATCATTGGTAGTAGAAGTTGGTAGTAACGATGGTTACTTGGTTGGCCAATTTTCTGATAGTTGCAAAAAAGTATTAGGCGTGGATATTTCAGGGACGATGTGTTCAATCGCCGAAGATCGTGGTGTACCATCAGTTCAGGGTGCGTTTAATAGCAATTTAGGAAAAGAATTACAAGAACTTCATGGTTATGCTGATGTAGTTATTGCTAACAATGTATTAAATCATGCCAATGATCCTGTGGATTTTTCAAAAGGAGCAGCTACCTTAATTGGAATCAACGGAACATTCGTTTTTGAAATGCCCTATTGGGTAAGTATGTTAGAAAGCGGTCGTTTTGTAGATCAGGTATATCATGAGCATATTAGCTATTTTACAATGAAGAGCATTGTAGCAATGTTAAGTAAGGCAGATTTGGTAGTATCTGATGTCGAGGTTGTAGACTATCATGGTGGAAGTATTCGCGTATATGCGCGATATAAAACATCGGCAACTCAGTCTCCATTAGTGGATTCTTATATCAAGCATGAAGAAGAAAGTGGATATTTTACCAGTGAGTTTTATGACGCACTTGTTAAAAAGTTTTCACAACAACGCTCAGAATGGTTAGCTAATTTTTACAGAATTAAAAATGAAAACCCAAATGCCATTATCATTGGAGTCGGTGCTGCCGCTAAGGCAATGACATGGCTGAATTATCATGGAATCAATAAAAATGATCTTTGTTACATCACGGATTCCAGTGAATTTAAGCAAGGAAAATATACCGCGCTAAGTAGAATTCCTATAGTGTCCGACAATATATTCGCTGAATATCATGATCCCTATGCGCTCGTATTGAGTTGGAACATTGGTGATCGGCTAAAAGAAATCTTACTTAGTATTAACCCAAATATCAAATTTATCTCACAATGAAACGAATCAATATTTATAAACCCATTCCAGATTCTGGATTAGAAGTTCACGGTGATGACCGAGGATGGATTGCTGATGTATTTTATGGCACCAGCATCAATCATGTCTGTATTCTCAAAAACAACCCAAATGCCGTTCGTGGTAATCATTACCATAAAAACACTGTTCAGCACACGCTATTAACTAAAGGAAAAATGCGCTATTGGTGGCAAGTATCCGATAAAAGTCAAGCAGCGAATTTTATTGACGTTGAGGTTGGTGATCTTATTACCAGCGAACCTAATGAGATTCATACTCTACAGTTTTTAGATGAAGATTCTGAGTGTGTGGTTTTCACCGAAGGTCCGCGTGGTGGCGTAGATTACGAGTCTGATACGTATAGAGTAGAGTCTATTATTTCAGAATGAAAGCATTAGTATTTGGAGCCTCTGGTGGCATAGGCAATGCAACCACTGATCTTCTTAAAGACAAGGACTATCAGGTAATCGGATTATCCAGCGCCAATGTTGATTTTACCGATATTGATAGTGGTGATGTTATATATTATTACTTGAAAAAGAACGACCCTGATGTTATAATCAATTGTGCCGGATATTTAGCGGACAATTATGATTCTGGTCATAATACGCTCTATATTAACATAGAATCAAATTGGTCTATCATTAGGTATTATATTGACAATCCGCCCATCAAGCCTGTTCATATTGTTTTAGTGGGTAGCAGTGCTTATAGAGAAGGAAAAAAACAGTACATGATGTATTCGGCCAGTAAAGCTGCCCTTCATAATTTGTGGGAGGGTGCTGCCGACTACTTTAAAAACACCAATGTTACCATAAGCATCATTCATCCTGTGAGAACAAGGTCTAAGATGACAATCAATAGATTTTCGCCTGATTTGGATTATTTTGAGCCAGAAGAAGTGGCAGAAAGAATACTATCAATGATTGATGACAACGAAAGTAAATGTATTAAAATATCATTTGAGGAAAAACAATGAAAAAATTAGGACTATTAGGTAAAGGAACTGTGGGTTCCGCAGTATATGAGGGGCTGAAATCAATTGGGCATAATATGTCTTTTTATGATCCATCCTATCCAGAAACGAAATTTGAAGACATTCTTGATACTGAATGCGTATTCATTTGTGTACCAACTGATCAAGCTGACAACGGTGATTGTGATGTATCCATTGTGAACTCAGTGGTTGCTCAACTTAGCGATGTTGGCTACAAGGGGCTTGTTGCTATCAAGAGCACTGTTGTTCCTGGAACTTCGGCAAGGCTACAAGAAGAATATCCTTCGTTACGAATGGCATCTGTTCCAGAATTTTTAAGGGCAAAAACCGCATTGGCTGATTTTGTATACAACCATGATGTATTGGTCATTGGGACATTCAATGAAGCAGATGCTAATTTGGTTGAAGAAATTCATGGAAGCCTTCCGAAAGCGGTGAGCAAGATTTCTCCCACTGAAGCAGAGATCATTAAGTATTTTAACAATGTACATCATTCTGTATCTATTATCTTCGCAAATATTGCATACGAAGTCTGCAAGCGGCTTGGTGTAAATTACAATAATGTTTATGAAACTATTATCAAGCGAGAATGCTTCAATCCTGCCTATCTGAAGTGTAATGACAATATGCGTGGATTTGGCGGTCATTGTTTGCCCAAAGATACCAGCGCATGGAATAATCTGATTAAAAATCTTGGTCTTGAATTTGAATTGATTCAAGCTGCTCTTAACGATAATAAGAGGGTATAATGGCAAAAATTCTTGTAACAGGAGCCAGTGGTCTGCTAGGAACAGAGATATGCAGGCAGCTAAAGGAATCAACAAATCATGTGGTTACTGCACTTGATAATCATTCTCGTTCATCATCTATTCCACCGTGTGATCAGTGGGTAAGAGCAGATTTGAGAAATAAGGATACATTAGATCATCTTGGGTTTGATTGGGATTATATCTATCATTACTCTGCTATCAATGGCACCACCAACTTCTACGAACGCCCAAATGAAGTGTTGACCAATAACTTTATTAGCGATGTATCAGTTTTTGAGTTTGCATCCAAGTGTAAAAATCTAAAAAAGATTATTTACGCAAGCACCAGTGAAATGGTTAGCGACGAGCCGCTATGTCCAACCCCAGAACTCAGTGATATCACTATAAAAGATATTCATAATGCTCGTTGGAGTTATCGTATCGCTAAATTAGCTAGTGAAAACTACTTAGCCAATAGCAAATTACCTTATGTCACTATTCGGTATTTTAATATCTATGGTCCCGGTAGCAAGGCTGGTCATTTTGTTGCAGATCAGATTGCCAAGATTAAGCGAGGAATCTTTGAAATTGTCGGCGGCGATGAGTCTCGCAGTTTTTGCTATATTGAGGATGCTATTCAAGCAACTATCTATTGTGGCGAACATGTCGGCGGCATCGTCATCAATGTTGGCAACGATCAGGAAACGAATATCGGAGAGGCGTGTAAAATTATTGGAACGCTCATGGGTTATGAAAATGCGCAATGGACCACCATTCCAGGCAGAGATGGCAGCACCAAGCGGCGTTTACCTGATATTAACCGATTACGATCTATTATGCCTTCATATTCTCCGAGAACCTTTACAGAAGGGATGATTGATATTGTAAGAGAATTGTCACTTTAATCATTGACAGTGTTGAGTGTTTCTGATATAGTTAGACACTCAACACTATGAGATAACCAGTATGAAAAATGTGTTAATTGATTGGAAAACTATTGAGAATTATACACTTGAAATTGCTCGACAGATTTCAAGTAGTCGTTGGCAACCTGACTATGTCGTAGGCGTAACACGTGGTGGATTGATGTCTGCCACGTTGTTGAGCGAATGGTTTGATTGCCCAATGCACACATTGGAAGTTCATTTTAAAAATACCGTACCAGACAATTGCCAATCTGTTCTTTGGATGGCAGAAGATGCTTTTGGTGAGTATGAAGATAAGAAAAACATTCTTGTCATTGATGATATAAACAAGGCAGGGAATGTCATCAATTGGATAATAAATGATTGGCAAAATTCTTGTCACCCAAATGATCCTCGTTGGGAAGATGTATGGGGAAAAAATGTAAGATTCTCGGCATTATTTGACAAGCCTTGCGGAAAAATTCTACATCACGTAGATTACAGCGCAACGTCAATGGACCTTGATGATGATCGTTGGATACATATGCCTTGGCAAAATTGGTGGATGAGGTAATTATTATGAGAGCAGGAGATTTTCACAACATGGTTGGTCAACGAAGATACGTCACTCGCCCTAATCGCGAGTGGGAGTGTTTTAAATCGGCCAACAGTCATTTACACAGAAGCAGGGATGCCTCACTGACAGCAGGATTAACATTCTGCACGTCTGGTTATACTTCTGGTGGACAACAACCCATTTATCATACTCCGGTATACGAACTAGGGGTGATAGATAAGTCTACGAATCGGGCTATTCGTTGGTTGCATCCTGATTTTAAAGAGGATTTCATCAAGGAATGCGAGAGTAAAGGAATTGATTGGACAAATGCAATTGATGATCTATCATTTGTTACTATTGACGATTATGATGAAGCTCGTTCAAAAGTAAGAGAATTGATATCGGAATTTTACAAATCCCACCCAGGATATGACATATACGATTAGGTCTAATTAGATTATCAACAGGGAAATTATTTTATGTATTTTTTTACAAGTGAAAGCGTAAGCGAAGGTCATCCGGATAAGGTGGCTGATGCTATTAGTGATGCTATCTTAGATTTAGCATTATCAGTAAAAACAACCGAAGCAAAACAAGCTACAAGAGTGGCTTGCGAAACCATGGTCACAACCAATAGAGTTATTGTGGCCGGTGAATACAAGGGTGTATTAAATGACACCGATGTAGAGGCTACCATTAAACAGGTGGTCAAAGATATAGGATATGAACAAGATGGATTTAATTGGAAGACCTTAAAGATTAGTAATTATCTTCATGGTCAAAGTGCTGATATTGCCTTGGGAACAGATAATCTTGGTGCCGGTGATCAGGGAATTATGTTTGGTTTCGCAAACGATGATACCGAAGAGTATATGCCAGCAGCCATTTATTACAGTCACAAGATAGTAAAGCGATTGGCCGAGATTAGAAAAGCAGGTGAGTCTATGCTTGGACCCGATACAAAGTCTCAGGTCACTATTGAATACACTGTTGACAATCGTGTTGATAACATACCAAAAATTGTATGTTCAACCCAACATTCTTCAGATAGCGAAATTAAGCAAGTCAAAGAATTGGTACTGAATACTATTCATGAAGTTATTCCTAGCCATTTGCTTACCAATAACACCGAGTATCTTATTAACCCTACTGGAAGATTTGTAATTGGTGGACCAGATGGAGATTGTGGTCTCACTGGCAGGAAGATTATCGTTGACACTTATGGTGGATATTCACCACATGGCGGTGGTGCATTCTCTGGCAAGGATCCATCCAAGGTTGATAGGTCGGCGGCATATATGTCTCGCTATCTTGCTAAAAACATTGTCAGCCATTATGGTGGTAGATCAGCAACAGTTCAATTATCATACGCTATTGGCGTAAAAGAACCCACATCAATCTTTGTTATGTTGGATGGTAAAGTGAGAGAAGACATTGCATCAAGAATTAAATGTTTGGTAGATTTAACGCCGAAGGGTATCATTGACAGGTTTGATCTATTCAGGCCGATTTACAGAAAAACAACCAACTATGGACATTTTGGCAAACCCGACAATGATCTGGCTTGGGAAAACATCAATCTATTTTAATTAAGTAAAATGAAATGGTTCAGTAATCTTTTCAAAAGAAAGAAAAAACAAGTTAAGAAAAAAGAAGCGTTAAGTGAGATAGAGGTAGCCACTCAACGAGGCGAACCCTATGTTGCTATTTTAAGCATGGACATTGATCCAAATAACCCGCACGAAGGTTCGTTTGAATTAGAATGGAATGATAAATTTCTCACGACCTTGATTCGTCATGGATATCAAAAATCGGAGAATGACACGGATGCTGATATTGTGGATCGGTGGTTTGTTACTTTGTGTAGGCATGTAGTATTAGAGACATTTGAACAATATGAGGCTATGTTGCCTGATGTTCACCGAGTAATTAAACAAAAAAATATTGGGGACGGATTTTCAGAAGCCTCTTGACTCATTGACGACGATATGACATAATAATCATATCGTCACAGGAGAAATTAAATGCGTTTTTTGTTAGTGGATTTGGCCAATACTTTTTTCAGAAGTAGGCATGCTGCGTTTAGATCATCATCTATTGATGAAAAAATTGGTATGGCTCTTCATATCACCATATCATCGGTCAATTCATTGGCCAAAAAATTTGATCCAGATCATGTCGTTTTCGCTCTCGAAGGAAGATCATGGAGGAAGGATTTTTATGAACCTTATAAAAGAAATAGGCAAGTTGCCAGAAATGCTCTCACAACGAAAGAACAAGAAGAAGAGCAATTATTTTGGGAAATTTACGAAGAACTTGTAAATTACCTTACCACAAAAACAAATTGTAGTGTAATCCGATGTCCTACAGCAGAAGGTGACGATGTTATTGCCCGATGGATTGCCATGCATCCAAATGATCATCATACTATAATCAGTTCAGATTCGGACTTCGCCCAATTATTATCTGAGAATGTAAATCAATATAATGGTATTGCCGATGAATTGATTACCCTTGATGGCATCACAACCATTGATGGCAAACCAATTCTTGATAAGAAAACCAAGGAACCAAAAGCAGCACCGAATCCAGAATGGTTGCTATTTGAGAAAATTATTCGCGGAGATACCTCGGACAATATCTTTTCTGCTTATCCTGGCGTAAGAACAAATGGCTCTAAGAACAAAGTTGGACTGAGAGAAGCATTTGATGATAGGCAGAAAAAAGGATGGGCATGGAATAACCTACAATTGCAACGATGGACTGATCATAATGGCGATGAGCACAAAGTTCTTGATGATTACAATAGAAATAAAATCCTCATAGACTTGACATGCCAACCAGAAGATATTAAACTTCAAATAGACACATCCATCAGAGAGGGCATTACTGAGGAATCTGTATCACAAGTAGGGGTAAAATTCCTTAAATTCTGTGGCAAACATTCTTTAATAAAGCTCGGTGATCAGGCGGAATCGATAGGAAGATGGATGTCTAAAGTATATTGCGGAGAAGTAAAAAATGACAGTGATTGCTAAACCGATTGTTGACAAAAAATTCTGGATTCTAACTGAAAACGACGTTAAGGTTGGAAATGTAGAGGCAGATAACACTGGTTATCAGATTAAAATCAACAATCAGGTAACTCATGTAAAGTCAATAAAAAACATTGAAAAAATCATTGATGTAACATTTCAACCAGCTATCGGAGTCAAACACAGAAAGGATACGGTTCATGGGTATCCTGCTGGAAAAAATATTCATAATGCTGTGTGGGATTTGACTCAAAATCTACCATTGTTTACAAAAACAAAAAGAAGTAAGTGTTGGTTTGCGGCTGGTTGGTACAAAGTAACTCGTGAGGACGCAACATCCAGTATTTACTGCCCAAAATTGATTATTTTACGAAGATATCCCTACGAGGGACCATTTTATCAGGAGACATAATGAGCGTATTTTTAGATCATGAAAAATTCATGACAGCATGTGATCAGAGCGTAGGTATTTTAAATGAGGATCAATTCAATCTATATAAGCGATTGATTGATGAAGAGGTAGAAGAACTGAATGAGGCTATTGATGCTAAAGATCGTGTAGAACAACTTGACGCATTGTTGGATATTTTAGTCGTGTCTATCGGCGCAATACACTCACTTGGTGTAGATAGCGAAGGTGCATGGAACGAGGTTGTTCGTAGTAACATGAGTAAGATTGATAAAGAATCTGGCAAGGTATTAAAGCGAGATGATGGCAAGGTATTAAAGCCGGCCTCATTTAGTCCACCCAATCTTGTTCCATTTGTGAAATGACCAAGGAATACAAAATAAAATCAGAAGATATCGTTGGCGTTGGACAAGATGATTGCTATCTTGATCCAAGCGATCCCGCCTATGCGCTATTAGGCAATGATAATCTATTGCATAAGCACAGGATTATTGAGGAAGAAAAGAAGATAGAATCATGGGAAGACAAGTATGCTCGCGAGCATAACATCAAGCCAGGTTCACCGGCATGGTTTGCACTGAGGGGAAAATGATTCAAATTCAAAAATTTATCAATAAAATTCGGTCATTTGATGCCAGAGGTGTTCGTGACTTCACGATGCCACTATCTGATGCGAAAGACTTGCATACAGAAATAACATCACTGTTGCTACAGATGGAAGATATGCGATCAAAACTTATTGAACAGGTAGAAAGTCAAGAGACCACTGACACCATTATGTCGGGTGGCTCGTTTAAGGAAAGCAATTCAGGATGAAGTATGACAAAACAAACCATTATTTTAGAGCACGTAGATAAGAAAACATTTAACTCTGATCAAATTGTAACCTCTGATGGTTTGTTTACTATTTGCTATGATGATAAGCCCATAAATTATCGTAAATGCAATATACTATCTGATTTAGTGAAAACCCAGTATAAGAATACGACATTTACCAATAAAACAAGGGCTATTACTCAAGCAAAAAAATTGAATAAGTTGTTTAAAACAAACAAGTTTACAGTAGCGATTCTCACAAAAAGTGACCAGGTCTATCCTTAAACAAGCACTCACGGCTCAGATATTAGAGAAAATTACTGAATACGACGAGTTAGCCGATAAAACCAGCTTTTATGATATATGGATAAATCCACAAAAACATCGTGGGTTTAGGCTAACGAACACTGGTTATTTTATATTCAGAGACATAATAAAGGTAAGCGGATTTGAGTTCAAGTTAAAAAACACAAAAATAGACACGAGAATGCTTTTTGCGCTTGACAAACATCTAAAAATGCCCTATTATATAGAGAGTGATAAAAAGATGCCGTGTAAATTGATTTTATTTGGCAGCGATGAAGCCATGATGATGTCTTTGTATAATGATTTACATGACTTTTTGGAATCATATAGATTATGATCGTTTGTAGTTGTCGTGTGATATCTACAACCGATTATGAAAATATCGGTGAATTGAAGGATAGAATCATGTCCGATGATGCGGATTGTGGTAGCTGTCAAGCCGATATTGAAACCTTACTCAACTACGTTGAGTTTTTAAAACACAATGAGGAAAATAAAAAATGAAATTTGTAACTATTATTGCAGCAATGCTTCTTACTGTTGGTTGTGCGAGCAAGGGCGATCTAGCTGCGCTGAGTGGTCGTGTAGATGCACTTGAAGGTCAACATAAGGTCATTGAGTCCGAACACGCTGACGTAAAGGCAAATCAAGAATCATTCAAGGCCGAACTTGATGAGCAGAATGCAAAGCTGGATCGTATCTTTGCAAAAGGTCGCAAGTAAAAGCTAAATAGAATATGAGGACTGCTCCATTGCGATTGCGATGGTGAACAGACTGGCCCAGTAGCAGTCCTCGTTTTATCGTGAATATGAAAATTTCAGAAATTATTAAACCATTAACTGAGGCGATCAACAATCCTTATCCTATAGTCAAGTTACGACCGACTGCTTGGGAAATTCACATCACTGATGACAAAAGCGACTCAAATAAAATAACCTATACTATAATAGTTAATGTCGCAGTATCTTCTGTAAAGAACTTTAAGATGCTATCTCTGTTATTCCGAGACACTAATTCCGCAAATATGAATTTAGTCAATCATTTTAAAGGCGCGGGAGCATCCAGAGTATTAGCCTCAATAAAAGAAATAATTTCAAGATATCGTGGAATTGATTTAATGGTGTTTATACCTTCAGACACAAACGTGGAAGTAGAAGGAAAAAAGGCTAGACTATACATGATAGTGTTGAATATGCTGAAAAATTCAGGATTCTTCGCAGAGATCGGTCAAACTTCAATAAACGAAGTTGATGTATGTTACGCTATTCCGAATGGATCACCAATATGGAAAATGAATCAAAAGCAAATCGATGATTTAATTTTTGATTTTGGAATAGCTAAACAACAAGGTTCAGTCATTGGACCAAAACAAGACGCTGATAACATTGAATACTGATTGGCTTACTCAGCCAGTATCTGAAAACGAATATGAAAATTTTTGAAATAATATTGGATCAAGTGAGCAACACTGCTCTATTTGAGATGGCTTTTGAAAGAAAAAATGCCATCAATGCTGTAAGAGGCAAAGCAAAGCCTATAGTAGATCATTTAATTTACTTATTGATTTACAAAAACTCAAAAGCAAGAAATCACTGGAAAAGTGAGTTATCAGCATTTATTGATAGCATTGATTATTTGTATTTGAAACCTAGCAAAAGAAAACTGTCGGGAAATGATTATTATAATCTTTTGTTTGAAGAACCGTTGGGCGGAGATATAATTCAAACTGAAAAACTAATAAATCAGGCTATTAGAAAAGAAGACAATCCTGATATAAAAGTAAACCCATATATACTCAAGGAATCCCTTGAAAAAATCATACATAAATTAAGTTTTGATTTAGCAAACGATCAATACATATCTATAGATGATTATGAGAATTTCTGAAGTTATTCTTGACAAACTAAACGAAACTGCTCTATTTGAGATGGCTTTTGATAGGAAAGAAGCCATAAAAAAGTTTCAGAATCTTGACTACCAGATTCAAAGACATCTTATTAAAATAACAGCGTTCAAAGATGGGTTAAATTACCAACATCATTGCGGAGAAATCAACGGTTGGTTAGGTCATCTAAATGATGTAAAATGGAACCGAACTCAACATCTTAGCAAATATATCATCATGAAATGCTTATGGGAGGGTCCATTGGGTCATGGTGCTATTGCTATTGAAGATGGCGTGAAAACTCTGATCAGAGTACATCGGTACAGTGTGCCGCGAAACGACTTATCCATTCACAGAATATATGAACTGCTATTCAAAATTTACGATGAAATGTCATTTGATTTGAGTAATGGAAACGTAAACAACATTCAGCATTACTTGACAAAAAACGGCTATTACGTACAGAATCCCTGACAAACTTTCACTATCCTTTGGTAAATACAGTATTACTCAGAGGATAATATGGAAAAAACTGTAACCGTTATTTTAAAAACTACTTTGTCAATATTTCTTTTATCGCTTGCTTTTTCTATTGGGTGGTTTCTGAATCAAGTGATGAAAAATATTATTACATAAGCGACGTGTGATAAATAAAAGAGTGGGAAGGCAACACCCGACTAGCCTATCAAAAAGTATACTGTCTACTGGCGTATGAGACAACACTGCTCATAATAAAGGTCCAAACAGTATACTTTTTGATAGACGAGAAAGGATTTGAATAAATAAAAATGTACTACAAGGAATTATTCTGAATCAGTCGTTTAGTCGACAAATCGTGTAGTGTAGTCGTGGCGGACCCGGGAGAATTCCCCGGCACCTCCACCATATCTCGTAAAGAACTTTGTATAAGAGTGTTTTGCGGGGGTGACCATAATTCGACGGCGTGATGAATCTACATAGATGATCGGTAAGGGGAAAGCCGTGATAGACCCAAAAGCCTACAAATGGCAAAACAACAAAAACTTCTGGAACTGTTACTGTATCCGGTAAGGGCATGAAATTTTCTGCTCGCACTGCTGTACGTGGAGTTGCGCTAGCCTAAGAAACTAGCACCAGCGGAGTTGATCACTCTGTTACAAGAACGATTAAAAGCCCCTTTATCGGGGCTTTTTCATGTTTGGCCAATCTTCATAAACCTATCATACTCTTTTCCATTTACATCAACTAATCTCAATTGCTCAACGAATAGAGTAGACTCCATAGGATATGCTTTATTAAATTCATTTAACGATTCTATGCCATTAGAAACTTCTTGCTTGTTTTTTCCCTGAATAGCAACCACAGAATTCATTGGTATTCTTTTCAACCATTCAATTCCTACCATATCGTTCGTAGATGTATTGATAACCAATATATTATCGCCTTGATATTCAATCTCATTTGCGTCTTCGCATACTACAGTTACATCGGAGTAATTTTTTCCCTTCACAAGTTTATCAAAGTAGCGAGTCTTCTCAAGGTCGTTATCTACACAGATAATATTATCATAATGAATAGATGATCTTTTAAGCACTATGGCGGTTGCACCATACCATGATCCTAATACATAGATGTTATCAAACTTGTTGAGACCTATTGTAACTAGGGTCTGGCATAGCCACATTTTGGAAATCAATAGATCACGCGATACGGAGCCTTTAGGGGTATCTGGTGATGATTCAATAATATCTTTAATTTTCATGCAAATGATTAGAGAGAAGCTGCCTCTGCTTTGAGTTCATTCAACTGAGCATCATAGGAATCACACCAACGATATACCCATTTCTTAATCTTAGCAAACACACTTGAGAACATACCTTCTTTGATTGGTTCAATTTTTAGACTTGGTGCTTTTTGCGTAACGGTAACCATTTCCTTCTTTAATCCTTCGAGAACTGTGATAAGTTCTGGCGTAAGATGATTGGTCAATTTATCAAGAATATCTTTATATTTTGGTGTCACCGTAGGAGCCGGATCCTTGCTCAATGTAATGATAAAGCTCACCGTTTCAATCACTCTGGTTCTTATTGCATCTTCAGCATCAAATAGATCAGCCACATCTTCTCTGGATGCTTGTTTTACCTCTTCTTTTAGTTGCTTTATTTCTGCTTCCAGTTCTTGAATTTTGCTGACACGCTGAGATAACTTGGTAAAAGATTGACTTTTGTAGCTTTTTAGTGAGGCTGTTACCTTCTTATCATCGCCCGCATATGATACATCTGGGTTATCGGTGATTCTGCCTTCACATAGATTGATTAGTTTTCTAAAATCTGTTGGGTTCATATTATCCTCAATAAATATCGTTTTAGTA